TCACTTCATAAACAACGCGGCCAAGCTCCCGGCGGTCTACTTGCAGAATAACGGTAATGGGGCGGTTTCCGCCGCCGTTCAAGGCCGCGCCGGAATCCCGAATACCTTTTGCGACCATTTGGTAAATAAGGTCCGCAGGAGCTTCGATGTTGTACCCTTTTCGCTGATCACCCAAAATCGCAGCAAATTGCTGATTGGGTGGGATTACTGCGCCGTTGGCAAGACGGGGCAGGGGTGCAGATTTAAGAACATTTTCTGCCCGTCCAATGGTATAAACTTGTGAATACTTATGAATTGTGTTGTATCCGCTTGGTGATTTTACTCTTGCGGTTTCATTCGATAATCCTAGGAAATTTTTCAACCAATTAACTGCACTTTTTAGATTTTCAACGAAGCCGTCGATTATGCCAGAAACAAATGTTATTGCACCGTCGACAGTATTTCGTATTCCGTTGAAAGCCTTTTCCCAATCGCCTGTGAAAACACCAGTTAAAAATTTGATAAGGCCATTCAATGTTTGCAGGAGACCCGTAATCAGGTCGCTTATAACGCCAATGGTAGTAAGAAAAACACTACCAATAAATTCCAATGTTGCACCGATTTTGGGTCCCATAACCCCAATAAGCCACGATACAAAAGGAGATAAGATAGTTTCCCAAAGAATTTTTACAACTTCTGAAATATTACCAATGAGCTTCAGGATTTGCTCGATCAGCGGGGCAATGTGCTGTTGTACTACCTCGTTAAATTTATCAATAATATTCTGAAGCACTGGTTGAATGTAGTTTTCCCATCCGGCGCGCATCTGATCAAACCATTCTTGAATAGATGTTTGGATGGAACTGACAACATCAACAATCGGTTGTAAGGAATCCACAAAAGTTTGGCGCAAGGTATCCCAGCTTGTAATTACCGCTGCTACCACGGCAGGAACCGCCGCCGCAAGCTGACCCGCCACAGCTACGATTCCAGCGATTGCTGCGGCAACCGGCGTAGATACGCCAAGAATGATTGCGCCCAAAGCCGTAATGGCAATGCCCAGAAGCATGAGCACTTCGTTCGCCAAGCTGAATCCGTTTTGGAGCATGGAGAAGAAATTCGTAAAAGCAAGGACTGCTCCTCCAACAACCATTGCAATTCCGGCAAGCGTAGACCCAGGCCCGAATACCGCGTTGATTGCGCCGGAAAGATTAGCCATTTCATACTTTAAAAGCACGGAAATATCTTTTATCTTTTTGAAAAAAGATTGGAAAGCATTGGCGATATTCACTATTTTGGGTACAACATCCGTGGCAAATTTCACACCCATTGCTCCGGCAACAAGGGAAACAGCGGCAAGAAGCCCAGGGCTTCCTTCCTCAATTACGCCCACCAGGAAATCAAATCCGGCCAGAACGGCTTCTTTGATCGCGCCCAAAGCAGAAGACAGCATACCCATCCAATCAATATTGGATAAAAAACGGGCAACTTGACGGCCAATTTCCGCCCAGTCAATTTTAGCAATCGTATTCTTCATTTCATCGAAGAATCCCATAATGATGCTGCTGGCTGCTTTCGCCAGAGCTGGCATATCCAACCCTGTGAGGAACCCCGCAAAGGTTTCAAGGCCGATCTTGAACTTGGCCCACAGCAGCCGCCCAAAGTCATACCAGTCGACCTCGTAAACCAAGCCGTTGATAAACTCCGCCAGCTTCTTCCCGAGGTTTATCCAGTCGAAGGTGTAAATAAATTCCGTCAGGAACTGCAAGCCCAGATTCAGCCCAGCTCCCAGGCGTTGCCCCCATAGTTGCCAGTCAATGGCGTTTACGAGGGCGTTGAATGCATCAGCCAACCGCCGCCCCAGCCATTCCACACGTTCTAATACGCCGTCGAATTTGAATGCATCGTAGAGCGTTTGGTTAAAATTATTGAAACTCTCTGCAAAGTCAAGGAAGACCTCTTTCAGCCGGGTAATTCCTGTCAGCATAGAGCCTAGGGTATCCTTGAAAATCTCCCCGAGGGATTTGAATGCCTCCTCTGCATCTTCTGCGGCATCATTGCCTATATCAAATTCTGGAATATCGGCGTCAATTTCGCCCGCCCCAATACCGCCAGCCGCACCGCTCAAGCTGCCGGACGCTTTATCTGCCAGGATGTTCAGTTCATCAAACCCAGCAAGAATACCTTTCATATCCTTTGCGGCTTTTTTAGACGCGCTTCCGGCTCCTGCGGTGGAGTCTGCCAGTTTGTCCGTTGCATCCGCCGCAGCAAGTCCGCTGGATGTAATTTCCTCATTGGCAGAAACTTGCCCGACGGTTCCGGCATTTGCTTTTCCAAACAGCAGCGCCGTCACCTTGGCAAAGACCTTCGCCAGCTTCAGCAGGGCGGCGATAATTGCGTTGATACCCGGCAGAACGGCCTGCACAACCGGCATAATGGCGTTTCCGATCTGGACTTTAAGCTGCTGGAAGTTGAATCCCAGCATAGCCACTTGGCCGGAATATGTATTTACCAGTTTTGCCGCATCACCGGCTTGAAATCGCGTTTCTTCCAATATTCCGTTGACTTCGGCTTGAATCTTTTGCTCCTGCGTCAAATTGTTTGCCGTGGTTCCGATACTTTTTGCATAATCGTCCCACATTTTTGCAACGTTTTTGGTAACACCCGCATTATCAACAAGAATAGAATTTTCGTTTTTTAAGCCTTCCGCAGCCGTGGATACCGCTTCACCCAAAGAATAAGAAGATTGTCTTCCAAACGCCGCCGCATCTTTCAAAGCAATCATTACTTTTTTGATTTGCTCGTCATCATATCCTCTAGCGGCAAGATTTTTATATGCTTTTACGGCATCTGTCAGAGGTACAAGCCCATCAGAAATATATTCGTCTACAAAGGCATTAGCCTTTCTAAAACTTTGACCTTGCCCTTCAACAATACTTTGTAATCCCAGTAATGCACTACTTAAGGCAGATGCAGCATTGACACTTTCCTTCCCAAAATTTACAATAGCTGCAATTCCAAAAGCAATTCCAACAACATTTGCAACTTCTACAAGCGTGTCTTTGAGGTCATCTGCGGAATCATTCATGGCCTGAATGCCTCTGTCGAATTGGTCATGATTCAATAATGCTTTGATTCTGATAGAGCCATCATAACCAGCCGCCAAAATATCACCGCCTTTCTTGAAAAATTAGAAACCAAAAGTTCCCGCCGTCTCAACTTCATAGAGATAGCGGGAACTTTGATGTATTCAGTTTGATTTTTAATTCACTTTGCTTCTACCGGAACACGGAGAAGACTACTGCCACCACGACACAAACGGCTGCGGCAATAATGGCAGTCTGAATAAGGCTGTACTTTTGTTCACCAGTCAAGCGTTCTTCTGCTTCCCGGTGGATGGTCAGCCGTTCCCCGTCATACGTAAGTTCAAACAGTTTCATTCGGGGCCTCCACAATCTGCCGCAGGCGTTCAACACCCTTTTCATTGTAACGCCAAGAGGGAATCTGTTTTCCGCTGTGAGGGGACTTATCCCAGACCTCCACACCATACTCCGGCGTTTTCAAGTCGTTTTTGTTAGCCAGCCTGCCAATCTTGTTCGCGCTGATACCGCCAAGAATTTCTCCGACTTCCTTTGCGGTATAAGTACGTCCGCCAGTCTCCGGCAAGGGAAGCACTTCCTTCCCGGCCAGTGCGGTGCTTGCATAGTGGGCGCAAATCGCAAAGTAAGACGGTACGGACGCAACTTTTGCAATCTCAAGCCACATAGACGCTTCCTTTACCCGGCTGTTCCGCTCCCGTGCCTGACTGTTCAACAGCCTAGCCTCAGCAAGGGATGCTTTCGTGGTGTCCTGTATGGTCTTGCTGGTGCTATACTCGCCGGTCTTCCGGATACTGGGCAGGACCTTGGAAGTCACCCACTTGCGGAACGGCTTTGCTTCCGGCTTGTCCGAACGGAGAATGACGGAGTACAGGCCAGACTCATTGATAATGGTCATTTCCTGAAGCCCACCAAGGGTGTCCATCTTGAACAGCCCCCTTTCATCATCGTCCAAACGAGACGCGACATCACGGTACTTAGAAATCCCCAACACCTGACACACGTCCTTTAAGACGAACCAGGGTTCACCATCAATCATGACGGTACGGACCTCGTTGGACTCGTAGTTGAAGACTTGGAGTTCGTTCACGTGGTCACCTCCTTAGCGGCGGCGATATCAGCTTCAAAGTCATTCTGGATAGACCGCAGAAGGTCAATGACACCGGAAAGGGAATCGGACATCTTATCATCACTCATTGCCATGCAGACGGTTTCAAGAAGAGCATGGAGGTAAACCATCCGTCCCGTGATGTTTTCCAGATTCCCGGAGGGGATAATGAGATTTTTCATTTCCGCGCCTCCGCTTTCGCCGCCCGGTAGCCTTTGGCCTTGCCATAGTTGAAAGCAAGGGTTACCACTTCAAGAGGGAAGTCGTTCGTCTCACGCGCCATATGCGCCAGAGAAAACCCCTCTGCCATACTAAGGCAATACCTGTACTTGTCGAGCTTCGTCCGCTCGATGTACTTTTTCATCTTCTCAATTTCGCTCATAAATTCCTCCTTGATTTTCACCAGGAGGCGGGCTATAATAGATTTAGCCTCGCCTCCGGGTGAGGGTCAATGAAGTAGTCCGGAACTTTCCACGGTGTCGGGCTACTTCACTTTTTTAGCCTTTCGTAGACTTCCTTAATACCAAGCCGGATAATTTCAGACTTTTTCATGCCGGTAGCTTGCACACAAAATTCAAGCCGCTGAATGTCTTCTTCTGACAGTCTAATCCGAGTGCTTAGCGTTTTAGGGTCGTCCGTCGGCCTACCTTTTGGGGGCACAATTTCACCTCCTTCTTTTGTATCCACATTTATAATACAATATTGTGGATACGTTTGTCAAGAGGGAATTTAGAAAAATTTTCTGTTTTTGTGGACACGCGGAGGATTTTGTGGTATTTTAAAAAAAGAAAGGAGGCGCTTGAAATGACTTGTCCCAAATGCAGAAGCACAAATGTGACGATTTCCATGGAGGAAGTTGGCAGTAAGACCAAGAAGACAGGCATTGGGCTTGGTGGACATATTAACAATTCCATGAGAACTACAACTGCTATGATGACGTTCGGAATGTCAAATCTTGTGTGGAAAAAAGCCAAGGGCGAGGAAAAAACGAAAACAATTATGAAAAAGATGTGCCTTTGCCAATCGTGCGGTCATAATTGGTTCTTGCCGTAATACATACACCGCCCACAATTTTTAAGTGGGCGGTTTCATTATCAAAATTTCCGCTATCTCTATGAAGTTGTCAAGGTGCAATGCCGCATTACGCGGTTTTATTGTTTCAGCCGGTCCATAAAATCGTTGATTGCGGATTCTTGTTCCGGCGTATACAATTCTGGCAGAGCAAACCTTTTTTTCATGCGGATAAATTCCGAACGCTTCTTTTTATCAATTTCCGCTAGTTCGGTTGTCCGGATATCAATTACACTTGTAAAAGCCGTGTCTGCCAAGTCACCAATCATTGGGACGAATTGAAACCAATGCAGTTTCTCGCGGCTGATATCCAATCCAAACGTTTTCCAGAATGCCGATACAATGCGGGCGGAATCGTATTCAAACGAATAGATTTCCGGGCCCCCGTCATCTCCGGCGGCTTCCTCCGGGTGTCCGCAGGACATAAACCAGGAAAGCCCTTCCAGAGCCGTTTCCAAATCTGGGATCCCTTTACCATACAGCAGCGACAATGCCGCCGCCGTTTTTTCACCGGGAGACAAGTCCAAATCTGAGAGGCAGAGCTGGATTTGCACGCCAATTCGGTAATCTGTGCGAATTAACCAGCCGTTGTAATCCTCCGGCAGACGGTCTAAAATGGCGTTATACATTGCCGGTTCGGCTGGCGCGGTATTTGCTCATACGCTTTGCCCGTTCTTCTCCAAACTGCTGGATATACGGAAGAAGCTGATTGAAAAAGTCGTCATACAATTCGATTCCAGGGATAATATCCCCAAATACTTTCTGGCAGGTCCCGTCTCCGAACAGGGAATCAACTTCCGCCATAATAGACCGGTGGATATCCTTGTCCAGGTCGGATAAGGCGCGAATAAGGCCATTATTGTCGTCCGCAAAATTGGCGCGGATTTCTTTTTCTTTTGGTTCCGCTTCCTTTGCCAAAAGCTCTACATGATCAAGCATTGCAAAGAAACGGGATGGGAAATCGTGGTCGCTGAAATTGATGGTAATAAAGTCGCCGTTGTCATTCACTTCGATTTTCTTTTCGCCTGTGTTGACGCGAATTCTATCCATTCTTAAATCTCATCCTCTCTATACGCTGCTGCCGCCCCCTCGGTGAACGTGCGGTCCGACGGGTTAAAGGTTCCGGTTGTTCCGCTTCCGCGCCAGTTGATGGTGTATCCGATGGACAGCGGGTCGGAAGCCGCGCCACC